CCCGTCCTCGCGCGCCCGCGAAACTGTGCGGCCCCGCGATTTGCCGCAGCGCGTCATAATCCCCATGGAATCCGGGGAGATCGAGCGAAAAGGAGCACCGATGCAGGGTCGAAAGCCCCATCCGACCGCGTTGAAGGTCCTCGCGGGGAATCCGGGCAAGCGGGCCCTAAACCCCGCAGAGCCGACCGCGCCCGCGCATTCCGGCCGTTGCCCGCGCTGGGTCCCGAAGGGGGAGGCTCGCGTCGTCTGGGCCCGGCTGGCCCCGGCGCTGCTGCGCGCGAAGGTGCTGACCGAGCTCGACGAGTCGGCGCTGGGGCTCACCTGCTGCGCGATCGCCGACTACCTCGACGCCCGCCAGGTCCCCGATCTCGAGACCCTGACCGAGATCGCTCGCCAGGCCGGCGAGGACCCGCGCCGGGGGGCCATGCTCCTCGAGGCGGTCCTGGCCCGGGCGAAGGGATCGACTTCGCAGCTGCGCGCCGCCACCGCGCTCCTGGCCGAGTTCGGCCTGACGCCAAGCTCGCGCTCGCGCGTGAAGCTCTCGGCGCCCTCCGCGGAGGACGAGCTCGAGCTCTTCCTCGGCGGCCGCGGCGTCGCGTGAGCCTCGAGGCCCTCGACCGCTACCTGGTCGAGGTTCAGGAGGGCCGGCGCGTCGTCGGGCGCCTGGAGCGCCTGGCCGTGGAGCGCCACGCCCGAGACCTCGAGAGGGGCGCGGCGCGCGGCCTGCGCTTCGACCGCGAGCGCGCGGCCCACGCGATGCGCTTCTTTCGCTTCCTGAAGCACAGCAAGGGCGAGTGGGCCGGGAAGGCGATCGCGCTCGAGGGCTGGCAGGCCTTCCTCGTCGGCTCGACCTTCGGCTGGATTCGCTCCGATGGGACGCGACGCTTTCGCGTGTCGCTGTGCTTCGTCGCGCGCAAGAACGGGAAGAGCACGATCGGCGCCGGAGTCGGGCTCTACCTGCTCGTCGCCGACGAAGAGCCCGGCGCCGAGGTCTATACCGCGGCCACGAAGCGCGACCAGGCGAGGATCGTCCACGCCGAGGCCGTGCGCATGGTGAAGGCCTCGCCCGCCCTGTTGCGCCGGATCCGGAGCTACAAGGACAACCTCCACGTCCCGGGCACCGCGTCGAAGTACGAGCCGCTCGGCGCCGACGCCGACACCCTCGACGGCCTCAACATCCACGGCGCCATCATCGATGAGCTTCACGCCCACAAGAACCGCGAGCTCTGGGACGTGATCGAGACGGCGACCGGCGCGCGGCGCCAGCCGCTCCTCTTCGGGATCACGACCGCGGGCCAGGAGCTCGAAAGCCTCTGCGGCCACCTCTATCTCTACACGCGGCAGATCCTGGAAGGGGCGCTCGAGGACGACACCCACTTCGGCTACATCGCCGAGCTCGACGAGGGCGACGACTGGGCCGATCCCTCGGTCTGGGCGAAGGCCAACCCGAATCTAGGCGTCTCCGTCAAGCTCGAGGGCCTCGCCGAGCAGGCCGAGAAGGCGAAGGCCGAGCCGGGCGCGCAGAATGCCTTCCGGCGCCTGCGGTGCAACCAGTGGGTCGCGGGCACGACGGCCTACCTCGACCCGCGGGTCTGGCAGGCCTGCGCCGGCGAGCTCTCTCCGGAGGCGCTGCTGGCCGGGATGGCGGGCCGCGGATGCTATGCGGGAGTCGACCTCGCGAGCACGATCGACCTGGCGGCCCTGGCGATTGTCGCGATCCCGGAAGGCGAGGGCCCCTTCGATGCCTTCGTCCGCTGCTACATGCCCGAGGACGTGGCACGAGATCCCGAGAAGCGCCGGCGCGACCGCGTTCCCTACGACTTGTGGGTCGAGCAGGGCTGGATCACCGCGACCCCGGGCAACGTGATCGACTATGCCTGGATCCGATCCGATCTCGAGCGCCTGGCCGGCGAGCTCCAGATCCTGCAGGTCGGCTACGACCCCTGGAACGCGCTCCAGTTCGCGACCGAGTGCGGCGAGGAGCTCGGCCTCGACATGGTTCCGATCCGCCAGGGCTTCCCGAGTCTCAACGCCCCCACGAAGGAGTTGCTCAAGCTCGTGGTCTCTGGCCGCCTGCGCCACGGCGGCAACCCCGTCCTCGCCTGGCAGGCCGCAAACCTGACCATTCGCATCGACCCGGCCGGCAACGTGAAGCCCGATCGCGAGAAGAGCCGGGCGAAGATCGACGGGATCGTGGCGCTCATCATGGCGATCGATCGCGCCTGCCGGAACGAGGGCTCGCCGGTCTCCGGCTCGGTCTACCGGGAGCGCGGGGTCCTGGTCCTGTGAGGGCGCTGCGCTGGGTCGGCCGGGCTGCGAGGTCCCTCTGGGGATTGCGCGGGGAGCTCTTCTCAGACATGCTGATTCTCGGGGGGGTCTCCGGCGTGGTCTACGGCCTGACCCTGGTCCATTGGCCTTCCGCCTGGATCGCCGTCGGCGCGGCCGCGGCACTGGCCGGCTGGCGCTTGGGGCTGCGGTGATCGTCCGCGCGCTGGCGCACCTTCCCGAGCGCCGCGCTCTGCCCGAGTCGCCCGGATTCTGGAGGAACGTCCTCTATGGCGGGCTTCCGACCCAAGCGGGGCCGCCGGTCTCGGAGAGCTCGGCCCTCCAGCTCGCCACTGTCTTCTCGTGCGTGAACTTCTTGAGCTCGAACGCGGCGGCGCTGCCCCTCTGCCTCTTCAAGCGCGAGGGAAAGAGCCGGAAGAAGGCCATCGGCCATCCCCTCTACCGCCGCCTGCACTCGCTCGCGAATCCGCGGACCACGGCGTTCCAACTGAAGCAGTTCTCTTTCTCCCAGCTGATGCTCCGCGGCAACGCCGTCTCGTTCCCGCAGCGCGACGCAGGCGGCAACGTCTCCGGAATCTTCCCGATGCGCTGGGACCACGTGGCCGTCGACTGGAGCGAGGCCGCCGGACAGCTCCGCTTCCGCTGGCAGCCTCCCGGGCGCCCGAGCCTGACGTTCCTCGCCTCCCAGGTCTGGCACGAGACGGGGCTCTCGATGGACAGCAAGCTCGGGATCTCGCCCATCGCCGCCACGCGCGAGACCTTCGGCGCGGGGCTCGCGATGCAGGCCTACGCGTCGCGTTACTTCGCGAACGGCGCCGTCCCGAGCGTGGTCCTCAAGCATCCCGGCAAGCTCGGCAGCAACCCCGTCGAGCAGGACGCGAGCTATGAGCGGCTGCGCTCTAGCTTCGGCCAGGCGTACACGGGAGAGGGTCAGCACCGCGCGGCGATCCTCGAAGAGGGGATGGACCTCTCGGTCCTCTCGATCACGCCCGAGGACAGTCAGCTCCTCGAGACGCGGAAGTTCAGCCGCGAGGAGATCGCGCAGATTTTCGGGATCCCGCCGCACCTGGTCGGGATCCTCGACAAGGCAACGTTTTCCAACATCGAGCAGCAGAGCCTCGACTTCGTGCTCTTCCACCTGACTCCATGGCTCGTCGCGATCGAGCAGACGGCCGAGCGCGACCTCCTCACCGAGGCGGAGCGCGAGGCGGGCTACTACATCAAGCACCTGGTCGACGGGCTCCTGCGCGGCGACACGGCGACGCGCGTGAATGCCCACCGCGTCGCGGTCACCACGGGATGGATGAATCGAAACGAGGTGCGCGAGCTCGAAGAGCTCGACCCCGCCGACGGTCTCGACGAGTTCCTGGTGCCGCTCTTCATGGGCCCGGAGCCAGTCGATGGCGCGAAGGACGGTCCCAACCAGCCAGGCGCCCGCCCGCAGCCGGGACAGGCGATTCCCAAGGCCCCGCCCGCCCGCGCGCTTCCGGCGCCATCCGAGCACCGGCGCCTGCCCGAGCGAGCGCTGGCCCCCGTCTTCGTCGATGCCTTCGGGCGCCTCGTGCGCGCCGAGCTTCGCGAGCTGCGCAAGCTCCTCGCGAAGGCTTCAGAGGAGACGCTCGGCGCCGACCTCGATGCGCTCTACGCAGAGGGATCGGCGTGGAGCCAGCTCGCCTCGGCGATCCTCGGACCGCCGCTTCGGGCGCTCGGCTCCGAGGAGGATGAGCTCGCCATCGCGCGCCGGATCGGCGCCGCGGTGGGGCGCCACGCGGGAGCCTCGCGTCAGGCGCTTGCGACGGCTGCTGCCGGCGGGTCCGGGGCGCGCGCGCGGATCGAGACCGTGGTCGCGGCCTGGTCGGAGCGGCCGGCGGTGGCCGCTGCCGAGGAGCTCCGGCGCGCTACGGCAGGGGAGGGCTAGCGATGGAGCGAAGGGGCTTCTCGGGCGAGATCCGGATCGAGGAGGACGCTGCGGGCGTCCCCCGCATCCGCGGCTATGCGGCGGTCTTCGACCAGGAGACTCGCCTGTGGGGCGACTACTTCGAGGTGATCCGCCCGGGCGCCTTCGGGAAGAGCCTCCGCGACAAGCCCGACGTCGTCGGCCTCTGGCAGCACGACTCCTCATGGCCGCTGGGACGGACCAGCGCCGGGACGCTCACGGTCTGGGAGGACGACCACGGCCTGGGCTATGAGATCCGACCCGATCCGACCCCCACCCACCAGGACCGCGTCTTCTCGCCGCTGCGCCGCGGGGAGGTTCGCGGGAGCTCCTTCGGCTTCCGCGCGCTCGTCGAGCAGGAGAGCATCCAGGGCGACCGGATCCTGCGGGAGCTCAAGGAGGTCGAGCTCCACGAGGTCTCTCCGGTCACCTTCCCGGCCTATGCCGGGACCGAGGCGGACCTGCGCGAGCTGCGCGAGACGCGGCTGGCCCGGGCGGTCGCCCGCGGCGCGGCAGGGTTGACTCCAGGCTCGGCCGAGGCCATGATCCTCGCGAAAGCTCTCGAGGCCCTACGGGCGCCAACGCGGCCCGCCCCTCGCAGGAGCGAGCTCGAGCGGAAGTTCGAGCAGCGGCAATAGCCGACCGGCCCCCAGCGCGGGCCATCCAACCGAAAAGATCCCGGCCACGAAGCCGGCATCGCGCGTGCGCTCCCAGCGCCGCGCCGGAGGGCCCCCGCGTGAACCTCGAGCAGCTACGCGCCCGACGTGGCGAGATCGTGAAGGAGCTCAAGGCCATCCTCGAGCTCGCGAAGGCCGAGAACCGCGAGATCACCGCGGAGGAGGAGAAGCGCTTCACGGCGCTCGAGACCGAGGAGACCCGGGTCAAGGCCTCGATTGCGCGCCTCGAGCGCGTGGCCGCCTCCGAGTCCGAGCTCGCCCAGCCGACTCGCGAGGCTCCGCTCGAGCGCCCCGACCCGTCCGCGGGCCGGCCGCCGGCCGTCCACATCCGCGAGGAGCGCCCCTATTCGCTCTTCCGCCTCTTCAACGCCCAGGTGTCCGGGCGCTGGTCCGAGGCGCGCGTCGAGCAGCGGATCGGAGACCTGCTGACCGAGCGCCTCGGGCCGCCGCTCGAGTCGCGCTCCGTTCACGTCCCCTATCGCGCGCTCCTGCCGCTTGCGCGGCAGGCCGAGCTCGATCGCAAGGATCCGCTCGAGCGCCACCTCATGCGGGAGCACCGAATCTCCCACCCTGCGGGGGACCTGCTCGAGAAACGCGACGTCGACTCGACGACGGGCGCCTCGCTGATCGCGGTCGACCTCGCCGTGAGCGAGTTCATCGAGCTCCTCCGCAACGAGGCGAGCGTCGTCGCCGCCGGGGCGCGGATGCTCCCCAACCTGGTCGGAACGCTCGACATCCCGCGCCAGAATGCCGCCGCGACGGGAGGCTGGATCGCGACGGAGACGGGCTCGCCCTCCGAGAGCAACCTGACCACCGACAAGATCACGCTGGCCCCCAAGACGTTCGGCGTGCGCCAGGAGATCACCCGACGCATGTCGAAGCAGGCGAGCCCTGGCGCCGAGGACCTCGTGCGCGAGGACATTCGCCAGGTGATCGGTATCGGCATCGATCTCGGCGCGATTTCGGGGTCGGGTGCCTCGGGTCAGCCGACCGGAATCACGGTGATCTCCGGCACCGGCTCGGTGGCGTGCGCCGGCGCGCTGACGGCGACCCTCGCGAACATCCTCGCCTTCGAAACGGCGCTCGGGACCGCCAACGCGCTCCGGGGGAGGCCCAGCTGGCTCATGCGTTCCGCGGCACGCGGCGCGCTCAAGTCGACGGCGAAGGCCGCGAACGTGGTGGCCGGCTTCCTGATGGAGATGAATGGGGAAATGAACGGCTATCGGTCGTTCGTGACCGAGCAGGCGCCGGCCTCTGCGGCGACCGGGGCGATCATCTTCGGCAACTTCGCCGAGCTGCTGATCGGTATGTGGGGCGTGCTGGACCTCTTCGCCGATCCGTACACCCTCGGAAACTCGGGCGGCATCGTGGTCCGTGGTTTCCAGGATCTTGACATCGGGATCCGCCACGCCGCGAGCTTCGCCCGCTCGACGGTCTTCTAGGCCATGAAACGCATTCGAGTCCGCGTGCTCTTGGGCTACGGCGCCCAGATCGACGGCGAGCTCGTCGAACGAGCTCCGGGCGAGGAGGTCGAGGAGGAAGCGGTCCTCGCGCGCCAGATGATCGCTGCGAACTGGGCCGAGCTCGTCGACCCGCCCAAGACCTCGCTCACGGCCGCGGAGGCGAACGCGCTGCGCGACGAGCAGACGAAGAGCCGGGCGGCGGCCGAGGCCAAGGCCCATGGAATCGAGGCGTCCGTCGACGAGGCGCCGGAGCGCGCCGCGCGCACGGGGCGCACGGGGCGCTAGCGCGGCGGCGCCGGCGACCAGGAGGAGCGTCCCGTGAGCGACCGTGTGCCGATCGGGACGCTTCCGGGCCTGGCCCAGGACCTGCTCGCCGTCGACGTGATCCTGGCGACCCTCGGGCGCGCCGCGACGATCTCGCGCGTCTTCCTCACGCGCTCGGGCCTGGGCGCGGGAGCGCTCACCGCCTCGGTCCGCAACGCGACTGGCGGCGGAGGCTCGGGAATCTCGGTCGTCTTCGGCTCGGGCGACGCCTCGGCCATCGGGACGGGGAGCCTCGCGGTCGCTGCTGGCGAGTCGATCTATCTCCGAATCAGCGCCGCAGATGCGATCTCGCAGGATCTCCGCGGCTGGTTCGAGGTCAGCGGCGCCGCGGGCGTGACGACGGCCCTCACCAACCTGGCCCGGGTGAAGGACTGGCGCGGAATCACCGTCGCCAGCTTCGATGCGATCCTGGAGCAGGTGATCGCCGGCGTCTCGGCCGAGATGCAGGCCTTCATGCGTCGCCGGATCCTCGCCGAGGAGGTCCTCGCGGACCTCTACGATGGACCGGCCGGCGACACGCTGACGCTTCGCGCCTACCCGATTCTGACGCCGGCCGCCGTGGTCGTGCGAGAGAGCGGCGTCGTGGTGGCGACGACCGACTACGTCGTGCGCGCCGCCGCGGGGCAGATCGTGAAGGTCTCGAATGGCTGGTCGGGCGCCTGGGAGCGCGGGCGCCTGAACGTCTCGGTCGACTTCGATGCAGGGTTCGACGAGGTCCCCGAGGACCTGGCGGAGGCCGCGACGCGCCAGGCCGCCTATCGCTCGCTCGAGACGCCGGCCGGAAACCTCGGGCGCCTCGGCAACCGCGGAACCGTGCTGCCCGAGGGCGGGAGCTCGGAGTACGTCCACACGACTTGGATCCCGGGCGTCCGCGAGACGCTCGAGGCCTACCGGGATCGGAGGGTCTTCTGATGCGTCGATGGCTCGCGCTCTGCGTCCTCTTCCTCTTCCTCGTCCCTCGTCCGGCGCAGGCGCAGCCGGTCAATCCGGAGGCCTTCACCGGGCCGACGATCTTCCTGCCGTCGGCGGCGAGGACCGCGGATGCCTCGAGCGAGTGGATGCGAATGGTGGGAGGTCGGGGAATCCTCTTCGCCGTCGTCACCAGCGCGATCACGGCGACGCCGGTCATCACGATCTCCCTCGAGGTCTGGAATCCAGCCACCAGCTCGGTCCTCACCTGGAAGGCCTTCACGGTCACGATCACGGCCGTCGGCAATCAGCGCTTCGGGCTCTGGCCGGACGGGACGACGACGGCGAACTCCGGCCTCCAGGAGATGTTCAACGCGCCGGTTCCGTTCGGCGCCAGCTTCCGGCTCTTCTTCTCGGTCGCCGACGCCGACTCGGCCACCTACTCAGTCGTCGGCTGGCCGGTTCCGTAGATGCCCTTCGTGCTCCAGGCGAGCGTCTCGGGCCTGGCCGAGCTCGACCAGGCTCTCGGCGAGCTCGCGCGCGGCGAGTACCGGACGCGAGCGCTCCGCCGCTGCGCCGAGGCCGTGGCGGCGGCGGCCCGCGGGAGCTTCCGGCAGTCGGGCGGCGCGCCCGCTCCCGACGTGCTGACCTCGCGGACCGGCGAGCTCGAGGGATCGATCCGGATCAGCGAGGACGACCGACCGCGCTCGGTCGCGGTCGGGACGGACCTCTTCTGGGCGCGCTTCCACGAGGAGGGGCTTGGCCGCTTCCGCCAGCGCGCCTTCCTGGCGCCCGCCCTCGAGGAGAGCGCAGGGGGCTTCCGCGCGCTCTTCGAGGAGGAGATCGAGACCACGATCGCAGGGCTTGGCCTCGCATGAGTGCGCAGAAGGCGATCCTCGACGCGATCGTGGCCGCGGCGAAGCTGGCGGTCCCGGCGCTCGTCTCTCCGGCCTCCAGGACCTCGGAGGCGCCCCAGGCGCTGCCCTCGCTGCCTCCCGAGGCCTTCCCGCATCTCCAGGTCGTCCTCGCCGACTCCTACGTGGCCGAGCTCCTCGAGCACGGCCAGGAGCGCCGCACCTACCCGGTGGGCGCCCTACTGGCGCATCGGCGCAGCGGCGACGCGGCCGTCGACGTCCGCGAGCTCGTGGCGGCCGACCTCGAGGCGATCGCCACCGGCCTGGCCCAGGACCGCACGCTCGGCGGCGCCTGCGACCAGGTGCTCGTCGCCGGCGCCCGGATCCGATCCGACCCCTCGGAGGCCTTCGTGTACGCGGAGCTGCTGATCGAAGCGCGGAGGGTCGTGTAGGTGGCGACCCTCTCCGCGATCCAGGCCGCGCTCGTCGCGAAGGTGATTGCGCAGGCGATCGCCTCCGTCGAGCTCGACGGCCCGATCTCGCGGAGCCAGACCCTCGCGTCCGGGACGACGGCGGTGCTCGCTCTCGGACTGGTCGCGGGCTTCGACCGGCGCAACTCGAACCTGGCCTACGCGGTCGGCCACGTGACGCTCGAGATCCTCCACCGCCTCGCGAGCCCTGGCTCTCCCGCGGCCGAGTCGGCCTACCTCGAGGGTGCGGCCCAGGCGGGCCAGCAGGCGCTCGTCGATCCGGACTTCTGGAAGGTCGCGGACGTCCACGAGGTCCGTGAGATCGGCGAGCTCGTGCTCCGCGCGCGCGTGGGCCATGTCCTGGCCTACGCCGTCGATGCACTCGTGAACTACCTGCCCAGCTAAGGGGGGAAGACCGTGGCCGAAGTAGCCTTCGATCTCGCGATCGCGATCGGCGCCCAGAGCGCCTCGGGCGAGGCGAACATCGACACCGTGGTCCGCGACGCGGCGGGCTCGATCAACGCCGCGACCCATGGGATCGTGCTCGGCGACGTCGACGCCGGAACCGGTGGGAAGGGGATCGAGCTCGAGCTCGAGCGGATCCTGGCCGAGAAGGCCACGCTCTCGAACTTCACGCGCCAGTCAGGGGACTTCATCCGCGAGGGCGTGTCGACCCTCTCGGTGGCCTTCCGCCTGGCCGGCAATCGAAACGTCCTCTCGGGCACTCCCGCGGACGCGGAGTTCGCGCTCGACAAGGGGATCGACGCCCTCCTCCAGGGCCTAGGCCTCGTCTCCGCGGACTGGTCCGCGGGAATCGGGAAAATCTACACGCCGGCGACCTCGAAGTATCTGACCGTGAAGCTCTGGGCCGGAGGCGGAGTCGGGCAGCCCTGTCTCGCCTGGTGCTGGTACGACTGCCTGGCCCAGGGCTCGGTCATCTGGACGCCCGCAGGCTTCGGGATCCTGACCGTCGAGCTTGCCGTGGGAGCGCTC